ACCCCACTATCTCGCGTTGTTCGGGTTGGGCTTCGGTATACTCTATCAATTCTTTTAGTTCGTCAAGGGTCAGGATGTTGTTGTTGAACTGCGAAGAAGTAGATAAAAGGTTGAAGTTGTTTTTTGTCGTAACCCCATAATATTGATTAGTTAAATCAAATTCATATCCTTTCTTTGTTTCATTTGGAAACATCTTTCTCATCACCTTCTTAAACTCCTCGCTACCATCACACTTAACACACCATCCACCTTCTAATGACTTCTTCGGGGCTTCGGTAATGATTTCGGCAAATTGCATCGTGGTTGAGTTAAACAATACCATTTTATCAATTGGGGTAACGTCTGCACCTATGCTATTAGTACCCCAATGTCTTATTGTGTGCGAAATAATAGTTTCAATTTTATCTGGGTAGATTGTCGATTTCACTTTCGGATTACCCTTATACTTCTCCTTACAATGCTCAAGTAGCCATTCGTTGAAGGTGAGGATGGTGGCATTTTCTCTCTTGTACCAATCAATATCATCGTATAATTGTTGATCAAGATTAATACACGTTAATTCTTTGTCATCTTCCCATGAAGAAAAATCTCTCCAATTATACCCTAATTCTTTACTCACAACATCCCATTGTGCTTGCGTTGTTACGTTTACTGCTTTCATATTTACTTTTTATTAATTGTTTCTATTGTTACTCCCCATGAATACCATTTGCTTAATAACCATATTAAGTCTGCTCCTACATTTTCCATAAATATTACCTCGTGTAATTCTGAATAATCACTCTTTTTAGCTGAATGAATTAGGTCGTTATAGTTAGCTTGTAGCCAATCAAATTCTTTTTTTGTTAGTAATATTCTCATTTGTTATTGATTTTTGCCCTAAAGGCGGTTAATATTGCTTCTCTTTTCTCTTGAGTGGTAAGTGAATCTTTTACTTCACTTGGTAGCTTTATAGTGCAGTCAACCATTGGTTTTGTTTTTCGGACTCGTTTGCCCGACTTTGGTATTCCTTTAGGCATTATTCTTAAAGTTTAATTGCAAAATAAGAATAATCCTCGCTACCCGAATCTTGGTAATTCTCATAGATAGCGTAAACATCAGCATCGTGTCTAACACCATCTTTATACTCACCTATTTTGCGAGTTGTAAAATTGCCGTCAAAATTGTATGCTACTGCGCTGTGTCCATCCTTGTAGCTATCTACAATGATTGCTTCACCAGTTGTGTTTGCAAATCTTCCGTGGATTGAGAATGTAATTGTGTTCATTTTGTTTGTGTTTTAATTTCTGAGTACAATAGTAGTGTTTCTTTTCTTATTCGCAACACAATTAAAATATTTTAATGTGATTTTAATCTCTTAACCTTTAGCTTGTAGTAGTCAATCAGTTCTTTGATGTCGGGAATAGTTAGGTTTAGCGAGTCATTGCGGTGGTCATCGAGCCATTGCACGCGATTAATACCTATTTTTTTTATTAAATTAATTCGATATTCCTCTAAATTTCCGTGAAGAAATACATTGCATTTCTGACACGATTTCCATACGTTATCCTCATTAAATCTAAGTCCGCTTTTTGTTGTTGGGTAGTAGTGTGAAGCGTGCCATACACTTGCTTTTGTAGTTCCGCAACTAATGCAAGGTTTATCAGCATCCCTCAAGCGGATAAACTGATTGAACACCTTTTGCAAATCGTTTAGCCATTTAGAATGTGATTTAATCGATTCTAATACCGATTTTTTGTTTTTCGCGTTCTCGATTCTGATTCGTTTTTCTTCTTTGTTTTTGTATGTTTTACTATTAATTACCGCAATTGAGCATTCAACTGAGCATACTTGTTCGCCTCGTATTTGTTCGAAGCGTTTGCGCTTTCCAAAATTTCCTTGGGTGCAGTCTTTATTTCTGCAAAGTATTTTTGCCATGATCAAGCATCTTTTTTATGATTTCTAAATTCATTTTTTCGCTAATAGCCATTTTATGTTCAGGTGTGATTCTCAACTCCCCATCGCATTGCATCAAGTTCAAATCGTCTACTGAAAGAATGGTGATTAGTTTAATCTTTCCATCCTTGGTTAGTATGTCATAACCTTTAACCTTGGTGTAATTGTCTTTTACTGGCTTTACCTCTAAAAGTACGCAGTAGGTTAATCCATCTGTAAACATCGATTGACACCAATGGTAGCGATTATCTTTAATTACTATGCAGTTAAGGTGTGGTTTCAAAATGCTAAATCAAATGTAGAATTAGGTTTGATTGCTGATTCTGCCTTTTCTTCAAATGTAACCGCTTGTTGTTCGCCAATAATAAACGGAAGTCCATTTGCATCAATCTCCATAACCATCGCCTCTATGTGATAGTTTCTTGTGTAGGTAAATTCAATGGCCGTTTGTCGTTCATCTATTAATTCAAGCCTTGCAACCGTTTCAGCCTTTTGCATAATGAATGAACCTAAATGTCCTTTTGGTTTGTGTGTTCCAGGGTTTGTGTGAATAACGTTTAGTATGTGGCATTTCTTATCTGAAGTCCAACGCATCAACTTTTCAATCAATAGCATTGACTCCTTTATATCGTTTACATCATTAATTAAATCGGCAACCCCATCAATAATTATAAATTCGATGTTCTTTGAATATTCGCTTGAGTAAATGGCCGTCTCGATTATCTCTACCCTTTCACGTGCTGAAAACTCGCGCAAGGCAAAAGGTTTGTAAAATTCGGGGTTTGAACCAGTCATCGGAACCACCCTTTTAAATACGTTTTGCGCATGAAATCGGCTTTGCTCAGTATCAAAGTCAAGAATGTACCCGCTTTCTTTTCTATGTGTCTTTATTGATGTTGTAAAATCTGTTACCTTACCACCTATGTACGAAGCAACAAGTAAAGACTTAAAAAATGATTTGCGGGCTTTACTCGGTGCCATTAATGCACTAAAGTTTCCGTAGGTAGCAAATGCCGTCGGATATTCTTTGCCGCCTACGTAATGTGTGCCAATCGATATGGCAATTGGCGGAAACTCAATCTTTTTATTAATGTCAATAAATGCACTTTGTAACTTTCTTTGCGCCTCGGTTACTGGTTGTATTACCTTTTCTTCTGACTTCAGATATTTTAAAAATTCGCTCATATTTCTGCTTCTAATTGCATTAATAAATATTTTGCCTTCTCAGATACACACAAGCATCTAATGTTAGACAATAAAGCCACTTTTGCATCATTTCGCTTAATACCTTCAATCTTTTTGTTTACCATATCTGCAAACTTTCGAACCTCGCGCTCCGCCACTTGTGAATAGTTTTTATGGTTAATCATTAAAACGATTCCATCGATAGCCTCAAACACATCGATGTTGTAGTCAACTAAATCATTTGCGGCATTCTTGAATTCTATTCGCTCACTTTCGGGTAAATTGTGGTTCATTGATAGGTTAGTGAGTACCTCGATGAGTTTATCGGTTATATCGATTTGTACAAGTATCGCGGCATGATGCTGAGTATTCATAGTACTCGCTAATCTATTTGATAGATCAACAACGTGGTTAAATATTGACTTCTTAAATCGTTTTTTGTACTCGATTGAAAATGTCATTATATCAATGATTCTACCTTCTTTGTACATAGTCGTTATCATTGCCCATGCCTCTTGGTAGTCGTAATCATCCCAAATAGTGAAGTTTCTGTAACTCAAGAAGCTAATTACTTCAACTACCTTGTTTTCTATTATCGCGGCGGAAAGTATGTATTCCTCCAATTTGCGACGTTCTTCTTTATAATCTATCATGCTCCTATTGCTATTCGGGTTCGGTTTTTCTTCCAGTTTTTAAGTTGATCGGGTGTAAGCATTTTTTGTTGTTCGGGTGTTAAATCAGCACTCCACCATTTATCGGGCAACTCTACACTTTTTTGCATTGCTTTTAGCGTATCGTCATTTTCATTTTCCCATAATCGATTCGATAAGTACCTTTCCGCATCTTTTCGGTATTTTATTTCGGGTGTTGATTGAAAGTAAAGTGGTAAATGTTTTTGAATCTTAGCTAAATCTTCGCGTGTTAGTTTCATAAACCTTTCTTCGCTTAATTTTTTACTACCCTTGTTGTAATACTTCCAAAACACTTTAAAAGCATTTTCTTTATAAACTTTATCTTCTTCTTTCTCTTGTTCTTTCTCTTCCTTGTAGGAACCCTTATACTTACCCTTATTGCTACCCTTGGTAGGGTTACCAGTAGGGTAAGTCTGTATCCCTTTGGTGTAGCCAATTACTTGTTTTTCTAATGAGTGAATTTGACCTCTAAAAAGTAGCCTTGCTTTCTCTCTTTTTGGCTCTTTTTTCTCTCCCGTAAATTGGTAATGAAGTATAGCATCGTAATACTCTATTCGGTCTTCATTATCTAAAAGCAAACCAGTTTCGTAGTAGCTTCGATAGAAGTTAAATGCTTTTCTATTTTCCATTTATTAAAAAGCAAAAGCCCCAATAGAGTAGTGGTAGGTACATCTATTAAGGCTTTGCTATTTTTTATTGATACAAGTTGCTACCACACAACTGGTTTTGACATCGTCAGAATTGGCGCAATAGTAATAAATACTTTTTACTTTTCAAAAACTTTTTTGCCATTTCCGAGAAAAACTACTGGTGCTTTCGCTTCGCGCTCTTCTTTAGTTTGCGAATGGCTAATGCTAACGTCATTGTCGTATTTATCCTTTGCATCTTTTACGATAATTGATAAATTGAGGTATTTTTTACCATTCTTCCCAATGTTAATTTTGCTTTCATCTATCGAATCCATGCAAATGCTTCCGTTGATAATAATCATTTTGTATAATAAGGGGTTAATAATTTACTTGCTTCTAAAACTTTGTTGGTTAGTAATTCGATGTCGGCTTGTGGTGCTTCGAATATGTTGGTTACTAAGTTAGGATAAAAACCATTGTCGGGTAAATAATTCAGATCAGCATCAACACTTTCATAAATATACCTCAATAGGTGTAATGGTATCCATCCATCATACATTTCGGTAGCCTCGCGCACTTTCATTAATTCGCTTTGATATGGCATGAATAAAATGGGTTGTATGTATTTCATTCCGGTTATGCAAGCGTTGCTAATCAACTGCCAATACTCTGATGGAAATTCTTTCTTGAGTAATTCAACATCATTAGTCATTATTACGTCTGCATAATTTGCGAAGTTTTCGCGCTCGTAGGCTTTGCAATCGGATATTATTGATTTGGTAGTGTTTCGGTAATCGGGTGAACCTACCCAAAAACTATGCTCAGGATGCACGAATGTTGTATCACCTAAAGGCTCATAGTCAGAACCTAAATAATTTTCGAAAACATAGTATTCCATGAAATGACCCCACACCATTGGTCGTGTAAGTATGTTAGGCTTCAAATAGATGCCCATTTTCCGCTCAATATTCTTTTTATTGATGTATGTGTGCGCAGGCTTTCCAAATGATTTTTTATCGGTCGAAACTGATAAAAGTGAAGCAATCTCACTACTTGAGAAATTGCCAAATCTGTATTTGTTTGTCTGTATCATAATCTCGATAAATAGTTGAATACTTTTTTGTAGCTTTTAGATTCTTGTTCCTTGATGATTCTTTCGATGTGTGGTAATTCATCGCCAGGAATAGAGTCTTTTTTCAATTCGAATAGTTCAGTTAGTGTTTCCAATGTCACAACTGAAGTATCAACTTTGATTTCGTTGAAATCTTCTTTATTGTAAATATCGGCCGCAATACCAATCTCGGCCGCACATTTTTTTAGCGCATCAGTCGCGGCAGACTTCAAGTCGTTACCAATGCTCAAAGGGTCGGTAGTTCCTTTTTTAAAGATAATGTCTTTATTTCCGTATTGCATCTTAACAACCACGTGGCCATTAGTGCGGCACGTTAGTTTACCTTTTACAACTACTTCACCGTGCATAATCTTTTCGTCGATAATTTCAAAGTCCCAATCCCACCCAAACATGAGATTTAATACTTTTTTCACGTATCCACCGCTTACGTAGTCCCATTGACCTCCGCCCTTCGCTGGTCTTTTCTTTACGTACTTTTCAGGTGTTTTTTTCAATAGGTGTTTTAGCTGATTACCATTGAGAGAGTTATTCTCTACCAATGATAATTCTTCGGGGCTAACGATTGTTACTTGATTGCTCATGTTATTTATGATTTGAATTAATAGTTTCGAGGATTAATGTCCAATAATCGGTTTTCTTATTTCTGTCTGAAAACTCAATTCTATTGGTAATGTCGCGACCTAAATAGAATACATTTTTTACTTCGAAGAATGTGGCCGTGCTTTCATTCCATTCATCTTGATACGCTCTGAATTCGATCTCAATCGAATCGCGCATGTACTTGTCTGTTAATGTAATTGTCATAATGTTCGCTTACTTAATGGCTTTAGCTTTCCGTTGATTAATGTTCCGCAAATGTACACTACTAATTCAATATATCAAGCAAATAATTTTAATAAGCTATAAATCAGTGCATTAAATATTTTTATAGTTATTTGTTTAGGATATGTAAAAGTATAAAGTACATTTGTGGCATGAAGATACACGCAAGCGACACACGCATAACCGAGATAGGTATTGAGATACTTAGAAGTAAGATAAATGACCCGCGCCATAGCTACAAGTCATTAGGGTTAAAGTTCGGACTAAACGAAAACGAATCTTTAGAAGCAAAAGCATCTGCCGAGTATCACTTAGGCATTAAGGTGCATACTAAGTCTACTTTTGGCAATAGAACGCGACCATTTCTGAAAGTGAACGATGTGAAAGTACCGGATGTATACTTTGGAGACATTCCGCTGATGTACCTTGCACCCGAACCGGAATGGATGGAGCGAATAGACTTCAATCAACTTGAGCCTACCACCGATGAAAAGGCGGTATTATACATGAGTAAACATTTTAAAACAAAATAGACATGGCAAACGAAACATTAGTACGTGCGGCAAGGAATACAACCGATAAGTACATAAACGAGCGTGAAAAGCAAACTGCATACCTTGAGTTTATCAATGGTGCTAAATGGCAAGCAGAAAGAATGTATAGTGATTTTATTAATTGGATTGATGAAAGAGAAATTCCAAGAGAAAATGGTTTATGGATAATGTACTTTAATGGTAAAGACAATTATTTAACTACCAAAGAATTATTCGAACAATTTAAAAAGAAAGACAATGACAAATAAACGAGGGCGCAAGTCGCTCAATCCCGAAGACAAGCAATTATACATGAAGAACAAAGGAGTAGGCACACGGAGGCAAATAGACTTGCTGGCTAAATTTAGCAAAGGTGTGACCTTGGTAAACGATAAACAACGCATTGACTTTGTAATTAATTACATGAAGGCTGCGTATGTAGTGATTGATAATTTAAAACACATGGAAGATGGAAATTAAGGCACAAGATTTAAGGTTGGGTAATTGGGTAATTCTTGTAAAAGATAAAACCGAAAAATACTATCAATTAGATAGTGGTTATGATTTGTATAAACTTGACGAATCAGATTGTGCCGATATTAAGCCAATCCCCCTAACAGAAGAAATATTGTTGAAGTGCGAAGGATTTACTCAGCATGGAGATTGGTTTCATAAAGATAAATTTATACTTGGATATTTAACAAGTGATGATAATTTGCAAGCAGAATGGAAGTTTTGCGGCACACATGGAAGTTTTCATGTAATTGACATCAAATACCTACACCAACTCCAAAACATTCACTATGCCCTCACAAACGAAGAATTAACTATTAAATTATAAGAGATGAATAAAAAAGTAGCACTCCAATTAACCGCCTACTCGATTGCGTTGGTGGTTATTATCCTCAGCATTGACAAGTGCAGGTGTAATAAGACAAAGACACCAATTGCCGACACCAAGTTAGAAGCAAAGAAATCAATACTCGATAAAGAGGTAAAGGTACTACGCGACACCCAGCGAATCTATGTTACCAAGTGGCGCACAATTACAAAAAAAGGTGATAGCGTGTACGTTCACATTTACCACGTTGCGCCCGATAGCTGTCAAACATACTTAGCAAAGGTTGATAGCTTGAGAAAGGTTGACACCTACAACTGCGAAAAGGCTCTCAAGGTTGATAGCTTACTCATCTACAATTTGGACTCGCTAAATAAGATTAATGACATTTTAATTGGTAAGTACAAAGCGAACATAGTACTATTGTGCGACTCGATTGAAAAGCACAAGTGCCGACGATTTAAGGCATTTGGTAAGGGTGTGCTTGTTGGGTTTGGAATTAGTGAAGGGTTACAATTAATTAAGTAGGTATGACACATAGAGAATTGAAAGATTTATTTTTGCTTGAAACGGGTTTTGAATGGTATGATGATTTTGGGTGTTATATTCAATGGCTCGAAGACAAATTAATTGAATTGCAATCCCAACCATCCACCACCACCCCAAGTGATGATGTCGCGGCGGGTCATGGGGCGTGTTAAGGTTGCGGGTAACGGATTAGGGCTTTGCGAAGGCGGGGAATAGAATTACTAATGTTTAAATTAAATACAAATGTCAAATAGAATTACAAATGTTGAGGGTAGTACATCATCCCTGCCTTTTGGCAAACCGATGTTAGGCGATGTTTCTTTTCCAACTAAGGCTTATCAAATTGATTTAGATAGGTTAGATGAAGGGTATTTGTCAGATACGATTATGTGTTATGCAAATAATGTAAACGAAGCAAAAAAGAAATTATTGCAAGAAGTAAAGTATGATAATTGGAGGTTAAAATATACTGATGCTGAATTAACATATTTAAACATTCCTGTTATTCGTAGAAAGTCAGATGATAAAATTTTATTTGAAGGTCAAGCAGTAACAGAAATTGAAAAGAATAGAATTTTATATAAACGTGAAAGACTATTATTATTAGAAAACATACTTAATGACAAAAACATAAAGTATTGCTACATCAAAAAGGGTTCATATTATAGACCTAATTCGTGTGGTTACACAGATTTTCAATATCGTGCAGGTGTTTATTCGAAAGAAGAAGCTGTACAAAGTGCTAAAAGTTGCGAAGAGTTAACTATCATTCCAATTGATATTTTAGAACACAATAAAATGATAAATAATGAAATTTCAGAGTTGTCGAGTCGGTTGCTCTGAAATATCGCCTAACGTTTTGCGGCTACCAGAAGGGCGGGATTTTAACCACTAAATTTAATAGAAATGACAAAAAATAATACAACCACAAATGTTCCTAACGAAGCCGATAAACCCGCCTTTTTGGTAGGTGCTGTTATGCGCTGCTCATTTACATTAGTAGTGAAGCGTTATAAAAGAGAAAACTGTACGCTTGATGATATGAGGTCAATTTATAGCGGAAAGACTTGCTTAATTGCAAAAAATAGCAAATTTGATGGATTATATATTCACAAAAGCGGAAAGATTATCAAGGGTAAATTTTCAAAAGTTGCTGGAAGTGTCAGATACCCGATTTTGATAGCACAAGACGAAGTTCATATCCGTTTTGAAAATTTCCACAGTATGCCAAATATCATTACAGACCAATATGTCAAGCAGGATATTATTAGCGTAGTCGATTTGAGTTGCGCATAACGTGTTGCAGGTAGGCGATAGTGCCGCTTACCACAAATGTAAATATCAAAGCACTAAGGCTCATAGCGGCATTTTGCCTACCTGCTGTTAGGTGTCTGTAAAAAATAAATTTAGCGTGGGCAATTAAACAAATTTTAAAATGCAAACAGAAGCAAAAAATTATTTGACATTGAAATGGGGAACTCTTAAAAGTTGGGACTTTACTCATTCGGAAAAAGGACAAGCATTGTTGAAAGAATACAATGAAATAGGCTCATCTTTTAGTGCGATGGCTCAAAGAGATACACCAAGACAAAAGGAAATTATTTGCGAACTTATAGACCTTTGTGATGGCGATACCATTTACTTGGATTGGGATGGAAAAGATGTGTCAAAAGATGAAGCAAAAGCCTATGTAATGGATTACGGTAAAAAAGACTAATGCTTGTTAGTTGGGTGCGGTGGAAAATTTATTTTTTATTGCACCTAACGGTTTGCAGGTAGGCGTTGTTGCCACAGAATTTAATTAGAAACACTAAAATTAATATTATGACAAAAATATCAAACGAAGAACAAAGCAATAACGCCAATGTGCTGTTAGCAGAAGTAAAAACGGCTAAAGGTAAATGTATTGCTAAATGGGAAAAAAGATTAAATAAAGCTATTGACCAACAGAAAAGGTGGGGTAATTCATATTGGAATAATTATGCAGAAAAAATAACATTATATCAAGAAGTTATTAAAGATTTGAAGCGAGTATAGCCGTTTTTATTTCTGCTAACTTACTTATGTACGAAGTATTTATTCGTACATACAACAAGCCTCACAAATTAGTGGTTTTAATCACAATTTAATTTCAAATATTGCAAATTGATTATATTTGCAACACTTATTACTAACTTAAATTTTAGCGTTATGAAAAAGTAATCGTCAGTCTTAGGACTTAAAATCGAACTAAATGAAAAGCCTCACAAATTAGTGGGGCTTTTTTATTGCGGTGTATGCTTATCCTTACTCGCTGAATAATAGTATCCCATCATGAATAGCATCACATCAACTGCCCTTGTAACTATTGGCGAGTCCTTGACGTTGTGTAATTGCGCCCAAATTAATATAAAGCACCCAGTAAGCGCGACAAGTAGCGAGATGGTGCTTCTGATGTTATCTTTTAGCCAATCTTTGCTCATAATGTAAAGTATAAGGTTGCTTCGGCTTCACGTCTGCGAACAAGTCCGGCTAATTTCTTTCCACCTGCATTCACCCATTTCATGAACTCATCTTTAATGGTCGGATCGTTTGGATTAGCATTTACCTTCTTAATCAGCGTACTATTCTTAAGCGCATTTGAGCCTAAGTTATAAGCAAACGACACAAGAGCATCAAATTGGTGTTGCGTAACTGCATCGGTAGTGAATGAATCAACTTGCTTCTCAAAGATAGCTAATGTTGCTTTGAGTAATTCAATAGCCTCCTCCTTAGTTATTGGTTTGTCTGCCATTGTTACCTTGCGTCCGTCGGGGTAAAACGTAGCACCTATCCCAATGGTTGGTATCTTCGCTTGGCAGAGGTAAGGCTTCAAGCACATACCTTCGAAGTTAATTATTAGGTCAATTCCCTTTTGCGATATTTTCATAAGTCAAAGGTATTAAAATGCAATTAAAATCACAAAATGGATATTGCAGATGTGAATGAATGGTTAGATTTGGGGCATGGAAGCAAAAGAATTCATAAAACATTTAGAAGAAAAAGACAAATACATCAAGGTATTGAACGACCACATTTTAGACCAAGACGAACTAATTGCTGACTACGATAGGAAGTTGAAACGTGCTTTGACTGGACAATTAGTGTTGTTTGTTCAAGTATTAATATTAGCAATTTACATTATTTGGAAACTATGAGTGCAGCAAAAGAAGAAGCCGAATTAATGGTAGTTGAATATAAAAAGCAGATTTTAATATCATCTTTTGTTTCAAGTGGAATGACAAGTGTATTTATAGAGTCACAAGCAAAGCAATGTGCTTTGATGTCTGTAAACAAAGTATTGCACGCTTTGAAATATAGCATGATTGAGCCTACTCACGCTATTGTAAGGTATTATGAACAGGTTAAACAAGAAATAGAGAAGCTATGAGCGAACAAGAAACACAAATCAGAGTATTCACGAACAGATTAGTTCCTGAATCAGTAGAAGAAATGCACAAGGTAATGATTGGCGAATTAGCCGTTTTATTTTTTATGGATAAATGCGCAGTACTCGACCACCTCAGACAATGCAACGAACACCTTGACGAAGCAATTAAAATAACACCGCATGATTAAGCCACTAACCCTCATCACTCTCATACTAACCTCATCAGTAGGTGTAGCGTATGAGTTATCGGAATTAATGTTCACCAACCATTGCAATTACTGGGTGCTGATTATTTCGGCACTTGGTTTTATCGGTAGTTGTGTTTGGGTGTGGAAATGGAAGTGGAACGAATGAAAGTAAAACTATTCATCTGTAACTGCTGCCATTGCAAGCACGTAAAGAATAAGCGCAAAAATCGCAATTACAAAAAGCGGATAAAAAGGATGTTGAATAAGAAGATGCGTAATTCTGACGGAACTAAAGTAATTAGGTTTTATTGGGCTTAAGCCTTAACCTCTAGATGTCGATGTATTAATTGTATGATGTCACCTTGCTGCTTGATAAAGTCTATCAAGTTATGGTTATCGGTATGCACGTATTTTTTCAAGTCTTTCACTTCTGTCGATAGGTCAAGTAATATTCTCTTGATTTCATCAATGTCGCGGCCGTGCAAATCCTCTACTTTTTGGATGCGTTTCTCATGATCGGATTTGTTCTGCTCTAACATCTCAACTCGCTTGATGATGATGTCGTAAATGATTTTAAGTAGCGTAAACGTGATTCCAAGGATGAACACGCAAATGGTTATAACGATTGGGAGGGTAATCATAATTGTTTCAAGTATCTATAATACGATTCAAAAGTAAGTCCAAATATAACACGTAAAATGACAAAGTCAATTACGATATTAAATTGTACATCATGTGTTACAACTAACGCGAACATGGCCGCCAAGAAAAGTGCTTGGTACTGATGCCATCTGTCCGTGAACATCACAAGTATAGTGCTACTGAATGGAAACTTCTCACCTTGCTTCGGGTCGCCGTTCTTCCACTTATTTCTCCAGGAGTCAATGTCGTGAAATTGTCGGTAGTCCATCAATGCTTTTAGTACCGCCGATATAATTGTGAGTATTACTGATAGTATCATGCTTCCTTGATTAGTTTAGCAATTAGAAACGCAAGCGGACACAACACCACACCAAAACAACAAATCGCCACAAATAGCCCGTTTTGATTGGCTATGTCTGAGAAGTTGTAAGCATAGGCAGTATTTATTATCGAAGCGAAAATAACGTAGCAAACGTTCTTAAATGTGTTTTTGTAGTTGTAGTACAATGGCCAAATGAATTGAAACAAGGCAAGCAACGCTAACGCACCGGCACATATCCAAAAAAGAATGATGAACAATAAGAAGTCAGTGTTATATGCGCACACTCCGAACGTGACCATGCCAATACAAGCAAATAGAATGTGCATTGGGTTAATTGGTAATCTCATAACCGATATAAATTAATGTTAGTACTATTGTTATCCACGTTGCTACTCTTAGCACAATGGTTAGTGGTTCTTCTTGGATGGGTAAACGTCCCGCCGCTTTTCGGCAATGATTGACACCTAAAAGAAATACAGTGAATTTACCTAATGGTTTTAATGTGTTGTACGTCCAATTCCACCCAAGTACCTCGCTAATAGTTTCGCTAATATCCCCAAATCTATACTCTGCATTTTTGGTTATCAATAGCCCATTCCACAACGCTTTAAACGCGGCATTGCCGAACTTGTCGATGTTCTTGGCCGTCTGTAACCAATAGCCTCGCGGATACCTCCTTTTACTTATCCATAAATAAATGAAATTTACCACCCCGAAGATTGCGAATAGGATAAGTGCTATGTAGTAGAGTAGTATCATGCGTAGTGTGCTACCTTTAATGCTTGGATACGCGATGCAATGGATGACTTAAACACACTATCTATGCCATTCGCTAAATTGATGTGGTAAAGTGCTGAGATGATTTGACCGCGACCTAATGCACTCATCGTATTATCAAGGTTCTGCTCAATTTCCATTACTTGAATTAATGTCAATTCACCACTCTTATACTTCAGTAGTAACTCAGTTGCTACCTCGTTAACTAACGCCTTGCCTGCCGACTCTCGCACTAAGTAATAGTCGGGTGCTTTGCGCGGATCACCTTGGTAGTTCGAAATAATCCAATCGGGATTATCTGAAATCGTATCTACTATCTCGAACTTGTCGGGCATATCCACTATTAATGGATGACTTGCCAATTCTCCAACGTAGTTAGTTGTATCTACGTATGTATTTGTATTTTTTTGCTTTATGTACATAATTATGCAGTTAAGTATGTTCCGCTAATCCATGCCGATTTGTGATTTCCTGCCGAAGGGGCATTCAATGCAAGTTGAAATGCCGATGTGCTTGATGTGTCTATTCTTAAAGATGCACGATGCTGAGCCGCACTTATTGAATTAGCCGCATTTAATTGCCCTACTAACATACACACAACATCACTTGTTGCAGTGATTCCATCGGGTTTAACGGGTGAAGGCATATCCGAAGGCAATGACATAAGTACTTGCGTTAGTGAACTTCCTTGTGTACCATAGATTAAACATAATGTAAATGTAACCACATTTCCCACTTGTTGCCAAGAGTATGAATGTTGTGTTGTTCCGCTTGGCGCAGTTGTACCCGTCCATACTATTGTACCCGTATAGGTCTGCTTAGCAATAGCCTTAAAAGTAATAGCCGTAGCATTAGCCGTAGCATTGGTGTTATTTGCCCAAAATGTGTAGGCTGATTGAGATTGGTTAAGTGGTGTGTATCCTAATGCAGTAACTACATTAGTGATATACCCTTGCGATGTTACCCATGCTTGTGTAGCGTACCCACTCAATGCCGTTGTTATCTGTGAAGCAACCGCCGAAGTAGTAGTGTACACCGCATCCGCTTTTACCTTTATGTAGTTAGTCCAAAGGTTTACTAATGTTACCTTTTTGCTTCCGTTTGATGCCGCAGAATCAGCAATGCCGAACTCGTCTGCATCTACGGGAGTAGACTTACTTGTGAACGCATCTACTATTGCCCCAAATAGTCGTGAGGTAAATAACGCATCCACCGCCAATGAATCATTTTTCCATTGTGGGTTTCCGCTATTGTCCGCATAGATAGCCGACTCGCTTCCGCCTGCCGTTGCCGCCGATGATTGGTGCTTAAGTCCTATGTTACCATTACCGCCCGTGCCGTTTACCTTTACACTTTTAGCGTTGAGTGCGTATGTGCCTAAGTCAACGTCACCCGTTGCGCCCGTGTATGGTACGTAACCGACCACACTTGGTATTTGGTCAGTTGTGGCGATTGTTTTGGTAGTTCCTGCCGTGTCGGGTAAATGCAAAGCACCTCCTGCCGCCGTTGGCGCATCAAATGATAAAACCGTATTAAAGCCATTTGGAACATCTACACGCTCAATACCGCTTAATGATACTTGCATTAATTGGTTGGTAACATCCCCGTATTTACTTGCGTTAGTAGCTGCTAAACCTCCCGCATCGTTTACTTCTTCTAATGTAGGAATTGGAACCGCCGCAATCGCATCACTAACCGCCTTGCTTGTTGGTACTTTGCTATCCGTTGTGCCGAGGGTGGTTTCGATAAAGTCGCCAAATATCATCGCCTTTATCTTGGCGTATAAAGTGGTTGTTTTGTACCATCGTGTCTCCCAAACGCCAGGGGCAGTCTCGGTACTCAACTCTTGCTTGTCATCATCAAGAATAGTTGTCTGCTCGGTTGTATATTCTGAAATTTTTATGCTCATCTTCTGTGTTTTTTATTGTTTTCAAATCGTTGTTTACATACCAACTCAACATCACTTAACTTACTCTGTAATGGCTTCCAATTTGGCTCGTTTGTTGGCTCAAATCTAATCTCGAAGTCAATGTATGTCTCTGCATTTTTTGAGTTATAGTCTGTAATGGTGCATCTGTCAGACATCATAATATCCGTGCGGATTAATCGTTGGATGTTAGCCGGTATTCTTTTTGTTTTTAGTCTGTACGTTGCCTCGAACTCATCCTTTACCCACTCTTTAAATCCGTTCCAATACCTTACGAATTCCTTTGTGCCTTCACTTACCTTCGGATACCCAAAGAACCCACCTAAACGAATTTGATTATGCCAATTTAAGTCGGAATAGTTCATCGTATCTGCTTGGTTTGCCATACTTCCAATCGTTCCGTTTTGCCACCAATCAATTCTAATGGTTTGTTCGGCTCTGTCTGCTCTATATTCGCATAACTGATACTCATCGCTCCAAAGTGATACGTTACCAAGCATTGCGTCAGTAACTTCTAATTTGAGTTGATAAATACCCTCTCCTTGCAAATCTAAAACCAAATACCAATCAATGCGGTATCCTATGAACTTTTGAAGACCTATAACCTCGAAACCGAATGAATAATATTTGCCGTAGGTATTGTTGGTTAATGATCCTACCAACACGCCATCCTTGTAAAGTTTGTACACCGCCGCACTCGCAGTAGGTGAACAAAGATTTAAAAACGATGTGAAGTCATTTTTCATCGTGTCACTACCATCACCATAGGCAAGTACCATGGTTTTAAAGTCGGCGCAACAATCAAAACTCTCAGCATTTGGAAGCAAAAGAGTAGGTTGTACCGCATTAAGACTCGGCAATGTGTAAAGGTATTGTATTGCAGTTTCCCCGTCCATCATTAGTTGAATAGTGGTATGTAGCGAGTAACTCCCGCGATTTGTATCTCTAAGTAATCCCCAGTTGCTGACTTGGTAGCCGTTACCTTGTTCATGATTTTAAAACCATCAGTGTAAGCCATACCATTTGTTATCATCTCCTTCCATATCAACTTACCATCCGTACCTTGCACCTCTAATGGTGCGTGCGTGTTGTGGTTAGGTTGTACGCCATCGGGATAGAAACGAACTGCACCCGTGTACTCGGTATTTTCGCCACCCGCAACCACATTTACATTCCCGTACTTTGTCTTATCTGCCTTGATGAACGCATCATCCGTTTCGCCGTATTGATTTGCATACCCCAATGATGAGACCGTGCCTACTTCACCCGTTCCGATTAATGCCACACTCGCGATGAATGTAGTACCCGTGTTGCGCGAGTTGGTAAATATTACTATCGGGTCAACTCCATTGATGCTTTTTGATACGTTAAGCCTTGCCCCTGGCGTTGTAGTTCCAATACCTACATCCGAACCGCTTGAGACAAAAATATCTGATGTAGCTACCCACGCCGATGAGCCTTTTTTTATTGTTTGTCCAGTAGTACCCGTTGGCCATATCTGACCAATTAAAGCAATTACTTTCGCCTTTAATGTTGCCCAAGTGTATTTCCTTGACTCGTAAGTCCCGGGTGATACGTATGCCGATACATCGAACTCATCAGAGTCATCGAATGTCGTTTGGCTATTTGGATATGCAGTTGTCTTTATTCCCATTATTCAATTATTTTTTGCTCATCATCTTCGGTAAACTTATTTACATCATCCTCGGTTACCTTGTAGTTTGCAGTTCCGTCGTTTTCATATAATCTCGCTACGATTGTGTATGTGATGTTTCCTTGAGGTAAAAGCGTATAGTCAATTACCGCTTTTGCTACTATCGTATCTGATGCGGGTTGTGTTAACTCTACTCTGTTACCGCTTACACCTGTTAAAGGTATGAAACAAGTCAATGGTGTTGATGTTTGCCACTTAGATGAGTACCTTTGTCTACCTCCAATTCCTCCTTGCTCATATATCTCAATACCAAAAACAACGTAGCAAAGTGAAATATTTATCGCGGTATTCTTTTCGAATGTTGCTTTTACTTGCGTGTTCGCAGTAGATTGTATGTACCATCTTGAGTTAACAGAATCGTATAGGCTATTACCCGCCATCGTGTAAGTCTCAACGTCTTTTGTTACAAAATCAGTATTTGACTCGTAGTCGTGAATGATAATCTTAGTGTCCTCGGTATACGTCATGTCAGTACCGCCGTAGCTTACCAATGTTTGCACTCGGTGGTAAACGTTCCAATCAGTATTCTGATATCTAAACCAATCTTGGTTAAGTCCGTTGTTTGGTTCTGTGCTATCGTAAAAGTCATTACTAGCTCCGATTAATTGTACCCAATCTTCCCAACGAACCATAAATCCATGGGTAATATCAAATCGAATCTTATCACCATCCGCATAGCAATTACTTATCGTGAAGTTATCGCGTGGCTCGGTTGTTGGTATTTGAAATACTCGGTTTGAGTTATAACTCACCAATTGATTTGCACCGCTAAATGACTGACTCGGAATAATTGTGTAGTCCTCAATTACGAACTCTGTGCCGTCTGTTTTTTTGGCTATTATTTGCGATTTTATCTGCTTATAGATAGTTGTAAGCGGATATACTAATGGTTGTAGAAAAACGCTCGAATACATCACGCACTCATCATTCTTGAACGTATCAACATCGCCAACAACTCCATCATCAGTTACTTGCTCGTAATGTCGTATGAATTTCTTTGTGTACTGAACTACGTTAGTCAATGTGCTTGACACCAAGTCCAAAACACCCGATGATATGGCTTGTTTGTTTTGCCCCGCTGCTGTTGTAAGGCTTGGATTGGATATTGTAGTCCAAAATAAGTATTTAGGTTGTGCGGATAAATTAAAGCATCCTACCGCATCACCCCCGAACACAAATGTAATTACAACGTGGATATTATTCACATCCGTAATCGTTGCCGATATTTCTGAAATGGTTTGGTATGTTTCGCCGAATGTACTCGGTGCAACTCCCGATCCGCTTGTGTCTAATTTGGTATTGGTAAATAAGAAATTGCGCTCAAATAACTCGCCGTTATTTTGGTACTCGGCTTGATTGTTCGGTAATTTTCCGAACGCCACCTCTAAATTTGTAGTAGTTGTCCAATGACCTGCACTTGAGTAGATATCAAACTCAATTGTTTGAGTATTGGTTGTATTCTCTAATTTTGGGATAGTGGTTCCCGATTGATTCTTGATTACTACGTTTTGAATCTCATAGTCTTTTAATCCGCCGTTAAAAACCTCGTTGAACCATCCCGAATTGCCAATCTCAAATGGACTTACCACCGATTGAACACTATTCGGGTTTGAATAAACTGCAAAAGCATCAATTTGGTAGATGTGTTTTAAGCATCTGCCGCTACTGAAGTATGTTGGTGCTAACCCGTTACTTAAATCAGTAATTTGTGAGGCTAAAAAGTATGGTGTGACTATCGTGTTGTGAACTATTTTAAACCTTTGTCTGCCCGTTGCCGTATCCCAACTAACACCCTCAATGGTTGCATCACCTACTTGATAACATAGTGAACCATCAAAGTTCATCGGTATCGGTGTGGTGTCACTCGCATCTAAGCCTTGCGCCCATAGCTTTTGCAACGTGCCATCTACTTTGCTCAAAAAGTTGGTAGCTTCGTTATTTTCCACGAAGTTATAAGGCATTGCAACGCCAGTAATCGCAGTAAGGTTATAGATAACCGCACCATCGTATCCCGTAAAGCTACTGCCGAAATCGTAATCAGTAACGATAAGGTTATTGGATATGACACTTACTACGTTCACCGTCTCATCGAATGAACTACCGCTATCAACAATTCGAATGGTATCACCTACGTTGATGCCGTTAAGCCTTCCGCTATTGTTCGATAAAGCATACTGATTATTTGTTGCAACATCCCCCAAAAATAACTTTGAATTAGTGGTGAATGTCTTATAAGTATAAACCTCAAATACAATCTGAATCTCAATAGGCTCACCAATGGCAAACAGACTCCAAGTTACGTTTGAACTAGGTCTTAATTTGTCTGTTATCGTTCTTGAAATTATCGATACTGCCATTATAATTGCTTGAATTTATCGGTTAAATCGTGAAATTCTTTCAATACACCGCTATTTACGAAGTGTTGTGCAAATTCTTTCTTTTGTTCGTCAGTCTTTGCGCTATCTCTCGCCTCTGTTAGCTTGATGTTTACTTGATTCAATAACCCACTAACGCCACTCATTGCTTGCTCCATCATTCGCTTAATATCATTCTCCTGTTGGCTCATTGAATTTCAATTCTAAATTATTGGCGTAAATGTAAGGAATTTTTAATTTCATAGTAGCGGTTTTATCAAAAGGATTGTAAGTAAGTGACTCAATCTTCATCGGATTGCCATTCTCGTCAATTCCGTTCGGGTTATTCTTCACTTGCAAGTAATTATCTGATGTAAATGGTACGTTGTTGTAATCCTTGAATTTGAATTGATTGTTCTCCATCTCAATCACATAGCAATTCTCATAGAGATATTTCGCCGTTGGTTGCGTTTCGTTCAATTTATAGTCGCTTCCCAATGATAGCAATTTATCGATTGAGAAATAGTCTTTTTCGAGCAATAGCATACCAATTCGATTATCTATTAGCTGACTGATTGGATTGTACTCAATTAAATTGATATGTGGTATTTCGGGGAACTCAAACTCCACCCCTGGGAAAAAGTTTATGACATCCTCTAATAACTCAATGAACTCGCCGATGATATCCGATAAATCATTCACTAACGGAATGGTGGCATTTATCGCGTTCACTATTGGATGCACGAGGATATCAAGTGCATCAAGTAGTTCGTCAAATATCTTTTCAACTGGTGTGAGTTCTGTTTTACGTTTACCAAGTGCAAAAGGGACATTAATCTGCCTAAACCCTTTCATCATGTTCAACTCTTGCATTGGTGGGTTGTTGATTGGGCGTTGGATGATTTGATATAAAGTTCCTTGATACTGAGTAATGGTATTGTCCTCGCTAACATCCGTTTGAAACTCAATCAAGAAGTTTGAGTTGATGTCATTGATGTTTAGCTTGTACGTTGTGTTGTAGATTGGCGGTAGGTTATACGTTGCTGGTTGTGTTGAAATATCCCTCCTACAAATGGTTGCAGTTTGTGCCGTTGGGTCAATCACTATCTTAGCATTGAACGTATCCTTTAATTTAATGATGAAGTCCGCAACATTCTCTTTCGGGTATCCGAACTGCTCAAACTCATTCGGCTGAAACGCACCAAGGATATTCAATCCGTATGGTGATGTGTTGTTCTTTGGTATTACGTACTTTTTCGGAAGTATGTATAAGTCATCCGATATAATGCTCGGAATGTAATTCAAACCAAAATAGCCAAATACTTTTGTGAGTAGTTGGTTAATCTTTGCGCCCTTGTGATACTTTACCCTTTGGATAAGCAACTCGAACATCTGCTTAATGAGTAATGTAACCGCAATGATTAGCGCGATAAACTTCAGTAGTTGAACTATTAAGGCGAATAGCTGACCATAAGACAAAGGATCGGATATCAATGCCGCAACCGTTGCAATGATAGCCTTACCCTCATTGTAAGTCGTGATACTGCAAAAAGTAAGTGATACCAAGACAATGGCAGAGTCTCGGTAGTTAGGTATTGACGAAATCACATAAGGGATATCCACAAAGTCAGATTGCGTAATAACCTCTTGTGCGTATAGATACTCAAACGATACTGCCGATGCTCGGTCATTAATCCAATCAAGTGAATATAATTCCTTGCTCTTGGCTTGGATGGAATACTCATCGTATATCGTTTCATCGGTTAGGTCAATATACCCATCAAACAAAGTGATGATGTTTCCGTTTACCTCTTGCACCTCCTCAATTCTAAAAGGCAAACCCTCAAATATTCTACCTCCACCTATCCAAGCATTGATAACATCGATGTTGTAGTTGACAAAGTTCCAATTGTTGATGGTTGCTTGTTGTGATTTGAACTCACCATCTACAAAGTTAGCCTCAATGCCCAACTCTCGCCAGTTTTGAGGCGGATTTATCTTCTGATTTTGTAGGTAAAAGTTGATTTGGTTCATATCCTACGTTTAATTGTGGTTACTTTATGCACTCCGTTGCGTATCTCGGTGTTGATTACGTTGCCTAAATTATCAATATTTGTTTGATGTACGGGTTTATTTCTCTCTACCGATAATAACTCGCGCAAAAGTGTATTTGTTTCCTCTAATGCGATATTCTGATTTAATAACACCGCCTTAGGTTGCTCGATGCTTCCGTAGTTGAATAATAGCCCTTTTTGATAGTCATGAAGTATCTGTGCCGCTTCATCGTTTGAGATGTTGCCAATTTTCGCGTTTTGAGATGGGTTAAAAATACGTTCGTCACCATCTACCGCAATTACATATCCATCCTTACCATTATGCACCTTATTTCCTTTCAAATCACGCTCTACTGATTCAGTACCATCGATAAATGAACCACTAACAACCTCGGCAATGGCAGTATCAACGATGGCTTTTTGTAGTGCCGTGTTCGGGTCAGTCTTAGCATAGCTTGAGAATAGTGAGTAGAACGCAAATATCTTTTGTTGGCGCACCTCACGCTCTTGTTGGCGCTTCCTTTCCAGTTCTAACTTAGCCGCTTTCTCCTTTTCAAATGCCAAAGTATTATCAAGTCCTCGTTCGGCAAGTCTTTGTTGTTGCTCAATCGCGGTCTCGTTGGCTTTGGTTTCTCGGTCTAAATAGTCATTGGCTAATTTGTTTTTCTTAGCGTAAGCCGCCTCAACATATTTCTCCAATTTGTCCATCTCGCTAATGGCTTGTTGGGTAACTTTCTTCTGATTCTCAATATCCTTTTGGTATTGTTCGTATTTCTTTTTAAAGTCCGCCTCTGCCGCTTTTGCTTTCTTCTCTTGTGCTTTTGCTTCTTCAGCATCCTTTTTATCTTGCGCATCCTTTTCAATCTTAGCTAAATCATTTTGCAATTGTTGATTTGCGGCAAGTATCGCGGCATTTTTTAATTCTTCAGTAGCTAATGAATCCTCAATTTCTTTAATTTTATCATCATGCCTCTTTTGTGCTTCTGCTTTTCTACGCTTATCCTCATCTTCAATCGATTTTACTTGTTGTTCTTCGATGTATTTATTGAGTTCTTCCGTATCTTTTTGCATCTGATTCCAAGTATCATCAAATGCTTTTTTCATAGCATCTCTACGTATCTTTAATTTTGCTTCCTCATGCTCACGGATACGCTTCAATGCTTCTTCGTTTTCCTTTTTTTCCCTCTCTAATTCTTCTTTTTTCTTTGCTTTTTCTTCGTTTGTATTCTCTTGCTTCATTAGATTAACCTCATCTTGTTGTTGTTGAAGTAATCCTAAACGCTCTTTTGCTTGTGATTTTTCTAAGTCTTTAATTGCCTTGTTGAAAGCTATATTTGCTTTCATTTGCTTGTAATCACCAGTATATCGTTCATCCGCAAGTCCTTTTTCTAATTTGAGTATATCAACACCCATATCTTTAGCAAGTTGAATCTTTTGCTCTGCAAACTTTCGAGCCAAATCACTTCTTTCGTTATTGCTTTTTAATTCAGCAAGTTTCAACTCTCCTTGCGCCTTGGATAGCTTACCCATTGCAACCGCCATCTTTACCACATACTCGGCGTGAGCATTAGCGTATTGTCTATAAGCCTTTTCATTTTCTTCAATAGTCTTTTGATTATTTACTAATGCCTCATCCAACTTTCGATTAGCATCAATCAAATCATAAACTACATACACAACTGCCGCTATTGCCGCCGCAAGTAGTGTGAGTGGGTTCATTAATAACGCCTTTCCCATACTCAATAAAGTACTACCAAGGCTTTTTAATCCATCCGTTACATCTTCAAAATCAATATCCTCTATTACTCCCTTAAATACTTTTGCTTTATCTGCCGCATCCTTGAAATCCAAATCTTTTATAGAGCCTACCATCTGCCCGAACGCAGTACCTGCTTGTGCCGTTTTACTTTCGTTAGCAAATACCGCAGTAGCTTCCTTTGCATCCTTTATTTGGTCGCGTAATTGCCCCGCTTTTTTAGCCGCTTTCTCAAATTCAGCAGTACCAACCTCCATGTTTTGCATCTCTCGGTTAAGTGCTTTCAACTCCTTAACCGCATTTGGATAGTTTCCTACATTTCGTTGAAATTCACCTACTGATGTTTCAGCCTTGCGTACTTTCTTGTCAAGTTCCTCAAACTCTTTTCCTAATTGCTTGTAAAGTTTTCCATTATTCCTACCTGTAAACTCTAACTCCTTCAATTGCTTTTTAATCTCAGCAAGTTGCTTCACACCTTTCGCGTATTCGCCATTTAAAGCATTAAGGCTTCTTTCGGTAGCTTTGTTTTGCTTCTCGATGATTGCTGAATTCTTGATTTCTTCGCGCTGAGTCTTTAGCTTCTCTTGGTTTAGCTTCTCACTCTGTTGTTGAATCTGTATCTCTGCCTTTGTGAGTTGCTCTTTTTGCTTGATTAAAGTATTGGTTTCGGCAATGGCTTCGTTTAGCTTCTTCACATCATCGTAGCTTTTCGCCTTGAATGTGGATACAAACTCTTTTTGCGCCGTGAGTGATCCTTTGATTGTATCTTGCGTTTCCTTGATTACCGCCAATAACTCCTTCGCGCCGTTGGTAGCGTTCTGAAATGCGTCCTTTTCAAATAAGTCATCCTTGCCTAATGCTTTGCCTTCTGCCATTATTCTTGTGTTTTAGGTTGTTGTTGTGAGTATGTCTTTATGTACGTATACCATTCAACAACCGATATTTTATGCAAATTTAGTTTAAATCCTAACCATTTTTCTAAAATAATCTTCAATTCATCATTAGATAGTGATTTTATCTCAACTAAACGCTCTAATTCTGCTTCTTTTATCTTGATAAATGTGTTGTTGAACCTATCCCCAGTTATGGCAATCTCGCACTTTAACTCGCATATTTCACGTTGTAGTTCTAATATCTCGCTGAATGTTTCCGATATGCCGAACCTATCCACTATCTGCCGTTGGATATTGTCGTATGCCTCTACGATATTGCCGAAAAAACCACGTTTTTTTACGAGGTAACTCAAATTACCATCAACCATCTGAAAGTAGTTGTACGCAGGCATCGTGTCGATGTTATCGTAGTATTTTGCTCGCCACATATTGTAGTACGATTGGTTTTGCTTGATATAGTAGTTGTTCTTTGCTCTCTTTGGTAAGTCCTACCACTTGGCTGAACCTATCTTGTAAATCCTCGCCATCTTTTATCGTATTTGCAGTAAGGTATAACTCACCCGCTTTTAGTTTGGTGCCAAATGTTTGGTAAAATGCACCCGTATCACGTAAAGTTACTCTATTTATCGGTTGGTTCTTTTCTCTTTTGTAGGCAATTGTTCTATTTGCATATACATTGCCATATCGTGCGTAAGCAGACCTTAATTCTCGCCCATCTACACCAATACCCTTTTCATACAATTGAACGCTCCTATTCAAACGTATCGCATCAAATTGAACCGATTTGTTATCAGTCACAACTTTTAACGCATCCGTTTCGCTTAATTTAAGTGCGTTGCGTGCTATTACCTCAAGCCTCCACATCTTTGCTTATCTCTAACCACTTCTTACGCACTTGTCTGTATGCGTTTTTCCAATGAAAGTTCGATAGGTTTTCAAATGCCTCTTTGAAATCGCGCTCGGTGTATTTTCCGATTGTGTTAACCTCAAACTTATAACCATCAATGGTTATCATCGTGCGTGGTATATTTTTTTCAGTCATGGCACAAATATAAAAAATAGCCTCACATTTCTGCAAGGCTATTTCAACAAATAAAATATCAAACAAACGAACTATGCCACCGTACCAGTAGTACCAATCATCGTAGTACCATCAAGGCCATTTTTCTTAACGTATGGTTGTAATACATCAGCAACCGTCTGCGAGGTATACGCTAATGTGTAGCGACCTGCTTGAGAAGTACTTTCAGTAACGCTTGAAAGTGTTACATCTGCACCATCGGTTGTATTTCTGATTTTAGAACCCGTACCCGTAACGCTTGATGCAAAATCAACAACAAGTAATCCCTCGACTGGCGAACCATTGATGAAATCTCCGTACTTGTTGTAAACATCAACAACCATTGAAGTCTGACCCGTAGACACCACGCGAACGTAAGTGTTAATCAAGCCGCTTACCTTAGCTAAGTTGATGCCCGAAATTGATGATGATAAAATCATTCTCAAATCCTCATCTTTCTCATCCACTCCAAGTTCGAAAGATAACATTACCTTCTGAATGGTTGTGTCGGTAGTGAATACCAACTTACCATAGAATGACGATGCTTGTACCTCAACCGGGTAAAGTAAGCCGTCATTGTTCTTTACCTTTCCGTAAAGTGAACCATCAGCATCGATGAAGAAGATACCAAATGATGAGCAACGATTTGAGTTAAGTTGTGAAAGTAACTCTGGACCGCCTTTTAAAATCATCGCGCTGAAGTTTCTAACTCCTTGGCGAATGAATACTTTTGAACCATCCTCGAACGTCTCCATTAAAGGGTCGGCACGCTCACCCGTTACGTTTTTCATAGCACCCGTCGGATACCATCTTTTTGAATCATCAGCATTGTTTAATAATGCCGTGAAATATGCAGAGTCCAACGTATCAGTTGGGTCAATGCAGTTCTCTGTTCCATCGTTTGCGATAAGAGGAACGAGAATCAATTGTTTTGTTACGCCGAAAATCGGAACGCAACTCGGAACGCCAGTATTTTGTAAGGCTACTCCGCATGAACATAATGCACTCATTTTCTATAAGTATTAATTGTTTGTAAATTGGTTAATTGCAACATATCGCACATTTGTTGAAAGCTATTTTAATCAGCAACTCCACGCCGCTAATGTTATCTGAGAATATTTTGTTTACTACTCCCATCTCGCGCACTTGCCCGAAATTTACATAGTCATTCTGAACGTAAGTGAGATTGTATGCCGCGTTTGTTTTTGCATAATTTGATAGGCTAATGATGAACTGACGGATTAAAGCCTTCATTGGTTTAATGGCATTTGTGTAATGATCTCCCGTCAGCCAATTCTTAGGGTCAGCATCCACCATGAAATAAATCGCGCAATCACTTTCGAAGTCCACAAAATCCATCTCCGAAGCATAACTCTCGGGTGCATTTAAATGAAGATAAATGAAAGGCAATTTATCATTTGACTGCTTTTTCTTGATTAACTCAGCGTTAGTGTCAAGGAAAGTTCCGAAATAATAGTAAGGTGCTTCAAGTGACCATGTTCCGATAGATGGCGCAGTAACCGAAGTGATGGTGATTGACTGATTAATGTCTACTGATTCAATCTTGCATCCTTCGATTAGCTTGCCATACGTTGCCCACTTGGTATTAGTTGTATTCAAACGATATTTATTAGAACCTAATGAATCTATCGTTGTCACCTTTATAGTGCAGTCGATAGTGTCAATGATTGCTTTGATATGCTCGTTTGTTGTCATACTCCAATGTATTCTTTACACATTCCTTTATATTCGGGATAGGTAGTCAAATTATCCTCTATGAATGCTTGAATTGATTTGTACGTTTTAATCGCGGTATTGTAGTTTTTCTGAAGCGTAGCGTAACTCATTCGTGAGTCTCTGTTGATGCTTCCGTCATTCTCTACGTTACCTTGGATAGAGTTATCTTGCCATTGCTCTCTAACATAAAAGAAGAACACCCACCACACTAACATCTGCTTCATGCCGATTGACTGAACAACCTCATCGTTAATGGTTTTAAACCACCACTCAAAGATGTCCGTAAATCGTTGTGTAGTCGGTATGCCTCCGCTTAAATCATCGAGAAATAATGTCGCTAACTCAACACCTAACAACTCATAGATAAGTTGCAACTCATAGGTATCAATAGCACCACCAATCTCGTTTACCGTGTAAACATCGGTTGCAATGATGCTTGAAAAGTCTGATGATGCTATTATTACTCCCATTTAGTTTGATGCGCTTAAATATCCGCTTAACGTACAACTCATTGTTCCGCTACCGGTATAACTCAATCGGTAATACTTGTAAGGGCTTGATGTAACCGTTAATATTGATGTGTTAGTTGTTTGGTTGGTAACGCTCAAGGTTGTCGCACTTGCATAGCTTGAACTGATAGTAACGAAATTTGTACCATCGTTGCTCACTTGCAAGGTAACCGTTCCACCCGCAGTACCACTTAATTTGGTTACAACTGGTTGAAAAGATACCTTCTCGTAGTAGTTTGACAAGGTGTATTGAACATAACCGCTACCTGTATTCGTGATGGTATCGGAAGTTAATGAGTAATCAGATAACATTGTCTTGTTTACCTTCTCGCTTCTTTGTCCCGATCCAACGAAATAACCCGCACAAGTCAATGATTGAGTCGTGTTGTAACCCAAGCAATACAATCTATAATACTGCGCCTTGTTTTGTGTAATAACAAAGATTTTAGTATTGGTAGTTTGATTTGAAATATGTAAGGTATCTGTCGCATCTACATCAACGTAGTTTGTGCCATCGTTTGAGTATTGTAGCTTCACCATACCTAATGCAGTACCGCTTACTTTGGTGATTACTGCTTGAAAAGAACATACCTCATACAACTTTGAGATTGTCAGAGTAACGTAAGATGTAGCGTTGTTGGTTAGCGTTGAACCTGTCATCGTTTTCGATGTAGCCCCACTTGGTTGTTGTGCATACGTTGCGAATGTCAACAACGTGAATGCAATTGCTAGTATTTTCTTCATTTTATTTCAACTAATTTTTTATGACTTAGTATCTCGGCAATATTCTGAGATACCTCTACTTCATCACCCGCTTTTAATGTACCGAAGTCAGCAATAACTTTAACGATAACAACATCGGTTGATTGTGAGAATACTACCGCATCAACTGAAGCGGTAGTCTCATCTTCTTGCTTTGCTTTCTTAGCCATTATTATGCCTTGGTTAATGCAGTAATATCAGTTGAGAATGTACCTTTTACAAAGGCAGTTCTGTTATTGTTCTTAACAACTAACGCACCTCTCCACTCTGCGATGATTGTACGTAAATTCTTAGTCCAGTCATCAGAGTCAAGACCCATGTTGATTGTAACTGATTCCTTAGAGTACAATGTTGCAAGGTTGAAGTTACCTACCATGTAAGTACCCGCAGTTACTAAGGTAGTACCAATCATCGGAACTGCATCTAATGTTAATGTATCACCAATGTAAAGTAATCTGTCGATGTAACGCTTGTCGGTAGCTGATACTTTGTAAAGTTTCAACTTCGCGATATCAGTTGGATTCATCAAGATAGCGTTTGGTGCTTCTTGGTTAGCCAATGCGATTTGGTTCATTGCAACAACAAGTACGTCAGCCTCGTTTGGATTATCAACCGCTAATGCGAAATCTCCCGCAGAGAATGCAGTTGCAACGGTTCTAACACCATTCAATGCAGGTGCAGTACCATCACCCGAATACGCAGTATTCTCAACATCCAACATCAACATTCTCATCAACTCGTTACGGATTTCTGACTCGATAAAGTCGATATCTTGCAACATCTCAGTTGATACCTTGATGTAAGCAGTACGCTTAACAACTGATTGAGAAGCAACAACTAAGTCAAAGTCAATTTTGTTTTTAGCCGATCCCTCAGTAGTACCACCCGCAGAACCATCGCGGTTAGCTTGGTATACCCATGAGATGATGTTTGATGTTGCAGTACCTTTCGCGAATAAGTCAAGTAAACGTACACGACGAGTAGGGATGATGTTAAAGCCTGGAATACGTTGCTCAACTGGTACATTTCCTCCCGAAATGTTAGTCGACTCTAACATATTAGCCGCCGCCTTAATCTCAAATGATACACCGCTTGATTGCACCTCGCTTAAGTTGCTTGATTGTAACGCCTTTAGTTTTGCCATGTTCTCTGCAGTACCTAAAGTTTCTTTGATTGATTGAGCATTGCTCATAATACCTCTGTCAGCATTGTTCTTGTTTAGCTTCTCAATTGCTAATCCGTATTGCTTCAATGCCGCATTCAATGACTTCATTTGCTCAGCCATGTCTTCTTTGAGTTGCTTTTGCAAATTCTCGATGTCTTCCTTGCTTGCTTTGTTAGCAATTGCCGCCTCAAGTTCTGCACGTGATGCCGCATTCTTTTGGTTGTAGTACTCAGCTAATTCTTCTGCTGATGCCTCTTTGATAAAGTTGTCAAGTTCTTCACCTTTCAACTCTTTGAACTTACCACCCACCATGAATACTGGTGCAGTTGCTAATACTAATGCCGTGGCTGATTTGTCAGCACTTACGCAGCTAATGGTTAATAACGCTAAAAGGAATACTCCCAAAACTCGCGCTATCGTTTGTTTTCTTTTTGCAACACGGATTTTCACTTCATTTGCTCCGCTTGCTTTGTAACTTAACTCTTTCATTTTTTAGTTAATTAAATTGATTAATAATTCTTTCTTTCTTTTTGCAAGTGCTTTCGCGGCTTCGCTATCGTTAGTGTCTTTCGACGGCTCACTCTTTCTTGGTGTGCCACAACTTGAGCAGTATTGACCACTCATCGGTGCGTTGCAGTTCTCACACTTCATATCTTCTTCGGGTGATGGGTTCTGAAGTACTGGTGTTGCATCATTGCTACCTTTCACTACCATGCTACCTTCTGTGACAATCTTTAATTCCAACACCGCCCAAAAGTAACCTTCTGCATCAGCTAATTCCTTGTTGGCTATCATTGGGTAGTACTTATCCCAATTTGCTTTTTCAGTCTTGTATTCGGGTCTTTTATCGTTTATGCAAGTGACGAAATTCACATACTGCATTCTGATTGAATTCTGTACGGGGCGGTTATGTTCAATGATTTCTTCAGCATCATCGTCATCGATGTTTTCCTTGTCAATCTTAAAAATTAAACACTCTGATTGTCCTTTGAAGTCTTTTCCAAGTATTGACCAATCAAGTTTCTGAACCATCATCTCAACATCCTCTGGCCATGCAATGATAGTACCCACTTTTACATCGTGATTCTTAGCGTAGAATATCTTTCCTTGTTGCTCTTGTACAGTCTTTTTGAAGCATCCATCAATATGAACATCTCCATGCGAGTCAAGGTAGTTCGTCGTTGAAATTACGGGGTAAATATACCCATCCTCAATTGTTAACCCTTTAGTTGCGCCATCCTTAATCGTCACATTTGTCTTTGAGATATGACCACGCTCATGACTGAATATCAACTCAGCCTTTTTCAAGGCTTTAATACGTGCCTCATCTTTACGAATAGCGTCAAACAACTCATCCTTAGAGTTGAATGTTTTATCTGGAAAGTATCTATTCTTTATCATTTTGTAACGATTTGCTTGGTTTTATCCTTGGTTTTCTTCTTAATTTCCTTGATTTTGTCCTTGTCCATTGTCTAATGTATTAGCTAATGTTGTTGATATGATTAGTTCATCTGCGGTTGGGTCGGTAGTTATTCTATCCATTCCCATCTTCTCACGCACCTCGTTGGCAGTATAAATACCTCGTGAACGCATATTCATTAAGATATCTGCCTTTTCTTTTAGGTTCTCTTGCAAGCATTCAACCTTACTGAAATCTTGGCGCATCCTTACCCTTTGGTTTGGGTAGTGATTTTTACACAAGTACTGGGTGTAGGCTTCCGACATCTTATCAGATAGTGGCATAATGCAATTTGTGTACATTGCTTTTTCTGCCTCTAAGCGGTTGTTATAGGTTTTGTTCTCGGGATCGTTGAATAGAGATGAGTCTAACCCTAACACATTGCACAACGTGCGGGTAGTAACAACTCCTTTCTTTAATAACTCCATATCAGCCGAACTCATGCCTATTTGGATATAGTTCAAATCCTTATTTGTGGTCAGAATTTGTCCAAATTTATGCGCTCCTCCAATCTTTTGTCGTAACGCACCATCTACAATATCACTTTCTTCGGCAGTCATTGGCAGTTGGCTTCTGTCGGTAATCATACCGCTTATCCCCTTGTTACCAAGTATTGAAGCATCCGCAATCCATCTCTCGTTACCCACTTGCACGACATTACCCGCCACTTGAATTGGGGATAGTCCGTAGTAATATCTTTCTAAGTTCGGGTTGTAGAATTTTACGTGGCAGATTTGCTCTCCGGTATAAATACCGCTTGATGAACCAAAACTAAATTGGTACTCAAGCAATGGCATAAAGAAGTCGCTATTCTTATTGAGGATGTTTACCGCTTGGGTTGGTAGGATGTCAAGTTCTTCAATTAATGATGAATTAAATTGAGTATTACCGACAATATAAGTATTGCCAGTTACCAATAAGTAAAGTAGTGTTTGTTCTTCGATATCGTTCCAAGTATAACCCTTAGTGACATTTGGCGCATCCATCAACTCATGTAGTGTTGAATCGGGCATCTCTTTCCATGTGCCGTTAGATAGTTGTCTTTCAACTACCCAAGGAATAGACTTAGAAATATCCACTATCTTTTTAATGATAGCGTAAACATCAACATTCTCAGAGTATCCGTATTGAATTTGTTGAACAAAGTTGTTGTTAAAGTTTAGGGGTATCCATCCACCCACCAAACACCATATTACTTGACGTTGTTGTTCAGTAAGTGGTATAGTACCACCGAGTAATCCAAGTGCTTTGGAGGCTAAATTTTTTACAATTCCCACGGAACAAAGATATTAATTTTCCATTAAAACAAATACTTTTTTAATTCATCCCTCCAATTGCTAACGTAGATGGTGGGCAAAGCCTATCAAACGCATATCGTAATGGGTCGATTTGGTGATTAAACGCATCAATTGGGGTTTCTGATTTCTTGTCGTGCCACACATAGTTGCGTAGTTCTTTGATAAGGTTAAGTGAGCTTGCGTCAATAATCATTTCATAGTCTTGTAATCTTTTTATGCCACTCCTTACACTATCCTTACCTTTGTTAGCCGGTACAACATTCAGTCCGTGTTGCCTCAAGTCTATTATAGTTCGTGGGTCGGCACTATCAGCAATGATAAGCGAGTTGCTTGGCTTAACGTATGATTTGAGTAGTGATATGAGTTGTTGGGTTGAGTTACCCGTTTTGTACAATTCCTCTTTAGCATAGATAACCTTTCGTTTTTTATCTACCGCCACCTTAATTAGCGAATCGGGGTCATTCGAGAAACCAAAGTCCAAGCCATAGACAAAAGGCAAAGACTCATCGAATTCTCCAAGTTTCCAATTTTGGAAGATAGCACCTTGCAAAGTACCAACTTCGCCATCGATATACACTCGACACCAATTAGCCCAGTACTCGGATGTCTTAGCTTTCTCTTGCTTGATTAATAACTCCGATAGTATTTCGGGTGGTAGTGCCTCGTTGTCGTGATAGGTAAGAAGTAAGAATTCCGAGTCGGGTTCTGTCAAAGTTTCCGTGTGTACCCAAAACTCATTGTCGGGATTAAAGTCTATCCATGTTTGATTACTTCTGACCATTAAAGCATCGGCAATGGCAAAATCTATGTGATTTGCTTCGTTTAAAAACAACACATCTCTCTTGCCGCTTGCCTTTGCCTTGCCTTGTGAATCAAATGATGTGAACTGAATCAATGCACCATTTGAAAACTTATATTCCATTGGATTACTTCGCCAGTGATCTTGTATCCATCTGTTTGTATCCATCATCACATCTTGGAATATCCGCACTGCACCATTCCTTACTGCAGGTATTGACTCAGCTACAACGGTTATAATATGCCGTGGGTTCTTCGTTGCGTAGTCAATTAGGATGGGTATGATACCGTATGTCTTTCCAATTGCCCCTACTCATTACTAAGTAGGGGCTAAAGTCCCGCACTTGTACCACCCTGAATAACTTTCTTACGGGCGGTCAAGCGCAATAATTTATTAATAGCCGTTGTTCTTTGAAACATTATTTGTCGGGGAATAGTGGTTGTTCTTGTTTTAATTCTACTTGGGTCTTCGTTGCCGCATAGTCACCCTCTATCTTTGATATTTCGGATTGTAATTCGCGAAGGGCTTTCATCAATTGCGCCCTTTCGATGTACGTTAGCTTCCTTTCGATCTCCATGTACTGCAATTCTTTTGGACTCTTTACGATGTCGGGGGTAATGTTGCTATCGAGCATCCTTTGAATGTCATCTGCTTGCCGTTGCAAATTCATCAACCTTTCACTTTTCGTTTTTAGACCGTTTGAGAGGTTTTCTATTGTGTTGTGTATGGTAGCCTCATTTATCTTTGTTTCGCGCTTATCAATGAATTCTGAATGCTTTTCATTGGCAATTTTCCAATACTTATCAAATGTCCTACGGGTCATGCGAAACTTTGCGCAAAAAAGCGAAGCAACATCAAGATATTTGACGTTGCCCGCTTTCAATTCTTTCGCAATAAATGCCGTATAGTCTTCGCTACTTTTCGCCATGCCGCAAATGTAACTATTTTTTTGATTTACGTTCCATTGCCCTTCTTTGCCTTCTGAGTTCCTTACCCGAAAGATAAATGCCAATGTCGTTGTTTACCCGTGCAAGTTCAAACGTCTTAAGCACCTCATTGAGTTGTTGGGTTTCTTTTGTTTTTAGCCCAAAAAATTCGGCCATTTCTTCTGCTTTATTTTTGTCCATTCCTTAATATCCTTTAACTTTCAAACCGATGTCGATTAGTTCCCTTATCACCTTGCTTCTATTTTGATTTCCTATGCAAGTGTGAAGTCTTTTGTATAAGGTTTTATTATTTGTTCCGAACGTAACTGACTCAAGCACTCTACGTTTGTCGATGACGCTCATAAAATGCTCAAGCCGTTGTTCTAGTGTTAATGGTAGTTTTGCGGGCATTAAAATAGTGTAACTTGTTCTTTTAGTTTTACTGCTGATGCTACATTTGATTTTGCTAAATCGTAGTATGATTCTTTCAATTCAAATCCAATAGCCTTTCTATCCATTTTTACCGCTTGGAATACTTCTGAGCCTATGCCCATGAAAGGTGTCAATACTGTATCGCCTTTATTTGAGTAAAGCAGTATCAATCTTTCAATAGTGTCTAATTGAAGTGGGCAAATATGTTTTTCATCATTATCATCGCGGCCATTTCTATAACCTTGTAATGTGTTTCCATAATCTATATCCATCCATACTGGTGAAGCTATCTTTTGCCACAAATCAACACTCATTTCTGTATTTGTTACGGGGTCAGTTCTATCGCCGTCTTTTCTGAATATCATTACATAGTCGGGTATTCCAACTCTGCTCATAGTTGAATCTTTTTTTACTTGCTTATGAAGCAATCCCAATGCTTTAGTTCTTTGCATTTCTATTACTGGGTCTTTCCAAATTGTTACTCTTGAAGCATAAATAAAGCCCGCTTCCTCGAATGCCTTGAGTATCATTCCTGAAAAGTCGCGCAATCCTATAAAACCTTCTTTACCTTTTTGAATAGGTAAGTCCATACAATGAACGCATACATTTCTGCCTTGCTTAATCACTCGGTAAAGTTCTTTAATTAAAAAACCGAACTGAGTTAAAAACTCATTATAGTCTTTTGAATTACCCATATCCTCTAAGTGGCTTGAGTATGTATAAAGCTCGGCAAACGGCGGGCTAAATACTGAAAGACCTACTGATTCTGATTCTACCTCTTTGATTAATTGAACGCAATCGCCTCTTTTTATCTTATACCATTCATTTTGCACCTCGCTGGTATCTAATGTTCCTGATGTCATTAATTGACCTTTTAAATTAGCGTTTATTGCTTTGCTCATTTCGTCTTGCATGATTTCAAATTGCTTTTGTTTATTGTTTATTGATTGAATTACATTTGCCATGGTATCGGTTGTAATTAAATAGATATTTACTTCTTCTTTTTGCCCAAATCGGTATGAACGTCTAATAGCTTGGTATAATCCCTCAAAGCTAAAATCTAATGAAGCAAAAATCTGATTTCTGCAATTTTGATAGTTCATCCCAAAACTAGCTATCTTAGTTTTTGTTATCAAGATTCTAAATTCATTATTTGCAAATCCTAGCAATGTTTTTTCTTTCCATTCGTTGGTATCTGAGCCTTTTACTTCTCTTGCTTCGGGTAATAGCTTTTTAAGCATTTCGCCTTCTTCATTTTGCTTTATCCATATTATAAAGTTTTCGTTAGGCTTTGAATTAATAATATTCACAACTTCATCAAGCCTTTCAATCTTAGTCAATCTCAGTTCACTATTGAAATTCGTTGCTGATATGATTGCATCATTAAATAAGCTACCATTATCGCGTTTTGGCGTCAATATCATTTTGTCGATAAGGTTTAGGCTTGGCAAATTATATCCATCCATTTTAAAACCTATATCTTGCGGCTTATTGAGCATAATAGCCCAACTGCCTACAAACTGATAAAACATTTTAACCGCATGGCCTTTTAATCTCCATTTGGCCGTTTCGCCTCCATCATGAACAAAATACATTGCAAGCATTTCATTTCTGCTCATAACATCCAAAAACTCTGAATGATTCCCTAATTCCATTGGGTCGTTCGGGCTTGGTGTGGCCGTGCATGCTAATTTGTATGGTGTCAATGCAAAAAAGTCAATAATTTGTCTTTTAATTGAGCCTTCAAAGTTCTTAAGTATTGAACTTTCATCAAGTACAATTCCTGAGTAAATCGAGCAATCAATATTTTCTAACTGCTCATAATTGTTCACGTGGATATTATCCATGTTTACACCAAACTTTAATCCCTCTTGTTTAGTTTGGCCAACAACGGCCAATGGCGCAAGTATCAATACAGGCTTATTTGTATGGTTGTTTACTTGCTTTGCCCACTCCAACTGCATAAATGTTTTACCAAGTCCGCAATCGGCAAAAATTGCATACTTACCCGCTTTCAATGCTCGCTTAACTATGAACTTCTGAAAATCAAATAATGAAGGGTTAAGTTCTGAATCTGCAACATCAAATCCGCTTTCAATGTGTTGCTTCTGTTTAGTTTCTAAAAACTCTTTATAATCCATAATGTAATGAAAAAGCCCCCACAACGAACGCCAGTGCGAGTGACGTGTCATGAAGGCTTATTTTAATTTCGTTTATCATCTCGCACATGATTTATTTTTGCAATAGTAGTAAATTATTCTACTTCTACGTTTTTGCCTTGATTTTTTAATTGCATTTTAAGACTCTCAATACACTTCTCGGGCGAATGATTGAACACATTAGGGATATTTCGCGCCTCAAGCACCGTCAGTTTCCATTCCTTACCCACCCACTTGGTGATGTGGATGGTGTAGGGTATGCCGTTAATGGTTATCTTTTTTGTGATGTCGTTCATAGCTTCCCAAATCTTAAGTCGTTTATTAATTGCTGAGTGCTTGGCTCGCTTGGTGCTGACCATTGCTCGTACATTACCTTGCTTCGTTTTCGGCGGCTAACTTCAATAATGTGCTTCATGCGTTCGCCTTCGATGCGGATCAATTGCTTTTGTCCGTTCTCCATCATCGACATCAATACCTTGCCAACGTGGATGAAGGCTTGCTTTGTTTTTTGTAACACTATCTCGGTAGTTGATAGGTTGCGCCCAGGGGAGCGGTCTAACTTGGATATCGTGTAGCCGATTGTCTTAGTTGTTTTCATTGCGTACGTCTAATATAAATTGTTTGAACCTTTTTATTTCTTCTTCTGATGTAGTTTTGAATGAAAAGTCATACTCAACGATATGACCTTTTTCATTAAAATAAAATTCTAATGGTATTATTCCTAAAAATCGTTCTCTTTTTTGAAGATAATATAAATCTTGTCTGTTGAACTCCTTTAATACACAAATGTGGTATTTGTCTTTAGTTGTTTTCATTTCTTACTAATTTGAATTTTGTTTGTTGTTTTGCGTATGATTTAAAATTTTGACTTGTACCATGAATAGCCCAATCAGTAGCTATTTCATCCCAATTCTCTGCTTGCTCATCCGCTTCTGTCTTTTTGTAGATGGGTGTGAAAAGTGACTCAACAAGTTTTACGCAGAATACACCTCCTATGCCTCCATAATAATATTCGCCCATTTCAGATTTTCTGAACATATCTCCTTTTTTGACCGAGTGATATGGCATATCGCAAGGCGAAGCATACCCCACTATCTCGCGTTGTTCGGGTTGGTTCGGGTTAGCGTAACATTCCTCATCATCTTGTGTAGTTTCTGCTTTACAATACTTGCAAATGTGTGGTTGTTCGGGTTGGGTTTCCTTATACTCTATCAATTCTTTTAGTTCGTCAAGGGTCAGGATGTTGTTGTTGAACTGCGAAGAAGTAGATAAAAGGTTGAAGTTGTTTTTTGTCGTAACCCCATAATATTGATTAGTTAAATCAAATT